GGTTGCCGGTGACGTACGTGACACCGCTGGTGGCTACGTACAGGGCAGCGCCCGCCGTCAGCGTCGAGTCGTACAGCGCCCCGGCATCCCCCGGCAGGAAGCCAGCCGCCTGCGTGTCAGCGAAGGGGTAGATCAGCGCCCGCCATCCGTCCTGGGGGCCGTCCGTCAACACCTCGGTCCAGCTGATTGTCGGCTGCAAGATAGCCGTCAGGCCCCGCGGCGCCGTGATCTGGCAGGTCGGAGCCGCAGGCGTCATGAAGATGGAGGGCTGCGACCAGGGCGAGAACAGGTTGTTCGCAAGGATGATGGTCGGACTCAGGGCGTTCCCATAGGTGCAGACCTCCCACACGTAGGCGCCGTTGTTCGGCAGCAGCCCAGCGGGGAGCGAGAACCCCTCGACGCTCGAGGTGTTCCATGTCGGCGTCGAGGTCAGCGACCCGGACCCAGCAGCGTCGTAATACTGCCACGGTCCGCCGAAGGTCTGCACACGCCACTGGTATGCAGCCTGGTCACCGGAGTCCACGCCTGCGTTGAACTGCCAAGAGAAGGGCGTAATGTTGGTGTAGGGCGTCGGCGGCGTAGACAGAGATGCCGGTGTCTCTGGCGTCGGGACCAGGGGCGGGTCCGCTTGGGTCCACGCCAGGGTGATCTGCCCGTCGCCGCTCGCAGGTGCTCCGAACAGGTTAATCCCCTCGGCGTAGTTCGGAATCCCGAGCGCCGTGCTCGGATTCAGGTATGACAGACCCCCCGAGCCGCCACCGGCACCCCCGAGAAGGGGTCCGGCGCCCGTACCGGAGGCGCCACCGCCACCACTACCACCGTTGAGGCGACCCCCGCCGCCCCCGCCACCGCTTCCGCCACCGCTTCCGCCAGCCCCGCCAGCGCCCCCTACGTCGCCCGTAGGACCGCTCCCGGCTGTTCCGCTGCCACCGGCAGCCCCACCGGCGTTAAAGCCTCCACCGGAGCCAGGGCTACCGCCCCAGCCATCGTAGCCATCTTGAGGAGAGATGCCACCGAACCCACCCTGGCCGGTGCTGTGGTCGGGAGGCTCGCCGGAGTCGCCCGGAAACCCGCCCGAGCCGCCCCCGCCCCCGCCCCCGGCGACCGCCAGGAGGGCGCTTGCGGTGTCGTCGTAGACCGCCGAGGCGCCTGCGCCTCCGCCGCCGTTGCTCACCGAGGAGCCGCCGTTGCCGCCATCGCCCCCGGACTGCCCGCCCGTGAGCGTGCCGGTGCCGGCCCAGCCCCACCCGCCGTTGCTGATCTGACCCGCCAGCCCGACGTAGAAGTACAGGGTGTCGCCCGCCGCAATCTGGACGCCGGAGTACAACTGAGCGCCGCTGCCACCAGGGTGTCCGGCTCCCTGTCCAGGTCCACCCTTGGCGCCGATCAGCGTCAGTTCGATGGCGCCACTACCGATCAGGGTGGCGGGTGCCGTCCAGACCTGGTAACTGCCGTTGTTGGCGGCAAACGTCCGATTGTTGGTGGTCATCCCAGCACCTTCCCTGAGTGCATCCTAGCAACCTGCGCGTTGGTCTGCGCTGTCTGCTGCTCCACGACAGTCTTGACGACGGTGTTGGTGATCTCCTTGCCGTCCACGTAGATGTGCACGACGAGGCTAGGGCCACTCGCGGTCAGACCGTGCCGAACCTGTGCTCCACCCTCGGTCGAAATCTGGCTGTACTGACCGAAGCTCGGGATCTTCTTACCGGCTGCCATCTGCTTCGCGGCCCAGGCATAGTATTCCGACTGCGCCATCAACTCGTTGTGCTGCTCACCCTGCGGTGTGGTCTTAGCCTCGAACGCCACGTTGGAAGCGAACGCCGCCATGTCTGCCGCGTTGCCGGTCTTGTAAATCTTGGCTGCCGAGGTGACGTTCGCCTGCTTCTCATAGTCCTGGGCCTTGCGCTCAGCCTCGATGCCATGCCACATAGCGAGCAGGGCTTGAGCAGCCCTGTAGGCAAGCACCAGGTCGATGGCCGCGACGGCGAGGTCCGCGCCAGCGACTATCGCCTCCATGTCAAGGGCAATCATCCCGTCCTTCATCGTGAACAGGTGACCGACCATCGGCAGCAGCAGCTTGTTGATCGAGGCGAGCCCAAGCCCGACCTCGATGAGGTCTGTCTCGAACCTCTTAGGCAGCGCCAGCACCAACTTGTCCAGCCCCCCGACGAGGACGCCGACCGCCGCACCGGCAGGCTCAGCAGCGATAAACAGCTTGCCAATGGCGCGCAGGGTCAGGCCGACGATGTGCCCGATGGCGTTGAACGTGGCGTCCATCGCCTGAACGTTGATGTCCTTGAAGAATCCGGTTGCCGGGTGTGCGCCGATAATCCCAGGCACGCCAGCTAGGGTCATCCCCATATTACCCGTGGACGCAGGCTCCCCGAACGCCTCGTCCAAACGTGCAGAGGTACGGTCGGCCCAGGAACCCACGGCGTTCGCCGGACCGCCGCCGAACAACTCGAGCGCTTTGCCCGCTGTGATGCCGACGTTCTCTGTCCAGGTGGCGAACTGACCCATGATCGGCTTCACGTCGGTAGACATCTGCCCCATGAAGTCCTTGAAGCCTTGGCTCTGCATCCCCCGGCTCATGTCATCCAGGAAGGTGCTGAACACGCCCGTCGAGGCGTTGACGAACGGCATGATCGACGGTGCCGCCTTGGCGAGGGAACCCAGGAAAGAAACGACGCCAGGGATAGCCGCCTGCCGCGCGGAGTCGAACTGCTTGGCGAGGCTGTCCATTTCAGACCGAACGGTAGTGGCAGCCTCCACGGTGCCGGGTGGCAGTCCGGCTGTCGCCAGTGTGTACGTCCGGTTGATCTTTTGGATGGCAGCGGTGTTCTGTGCCTCCACCGAGGTCCACTGGGACGGCTGCATGATCGTCTTGTTTTTGGCGGTTGCCTGCGCTAGGTGCGCCTGGTAGTAGGCGGTGCCGGGTCCGAAAGATGCCTGGTCTGCGCTGAGGGTGGCGTTGGCTCTGGCAATAGCAGCGGAGTGCGACTCCTGCGCGGCGACCCACGACTTGTAGTTCGGGTTCGAGCCGCCCGGCCCATAGACGCTGTGCGCCGCCGACAGAGCAGCGTCCGCTGCCGCTATGGCTGCGGTGTGCGACGACTGGGCTGATGTCCACTTGTTGCCAGCGGTGATCGACGCCGACAAGCCGGACGTGTTGCCTGCGGCAGCGTCCGCCATCGTCTGCGTGTAGTAGGCGCTACCAGGACCGTACTCGGCTTTCTGTGTGGCGAACAGTTGCGCCTGGGTGGCGAGGGCGTTCTTGCGGGTCGTCGCTGCGCCACCCGCCGCCGACACGACCTTGTACGCCTCGTAGGACGTACCACCACCAAGTAGCAGTCCAGCGCCACCAATCAGAGAACCGGCAATCACACCACCGAGGGCAGTCCCGAAGGCACCGGCAGCCGGAGCAACCATACCCACTAGACCTGTCTTAAGAAGGCTGCTCACCAGCCCACCCGCACCGCCACCACTACCGCCGCCAGTAAGCAAGGGTCCGGCTGATCCGCCGCCAGTCCCCAGGAACATCTGCATGTTGCTGAGTTCCCTGGCTGTCTTGTCTAGCTCACCGCTCCAACTGCCGAGGCTGTTGGTAGCCAACTTCATCTGATAGTCGGCAAGCCCCAAGTCGCTCTCGAGTGTAGAGCCTGCGGCAGCCAAAGACTCGAAGGAGCCGAGGCCCGCCACACTCGTCAAGCCAGCAGCAGGCAACGCGAGTTGCTGTCCGAACTGATCTACTGCCTTGAGCGAGCCGCCGTAGCCACCCAGCCCGAGTACGTCCGTGATGCCGTCTGTGAGCCCGGCGCCGGACTGGTTATACAGGTTCTCGAAGCCCATCGTGCCCTGCTGGGTGAACATGCTGCCCAGGCCACCACCCTCGACAAACTTGGAGGCGTTGAAGATCGAATCCCAGTTCATCAAGGCGCTCTCGGCGTCCGGCTCCCCGAGGGTGCCCTGGCGCACAAGCATCCCGTTGAACGCATCCTGCCCGGCGAGGAACGAGTTCAGCCCAAAGATGTTGCCCCACGACATGCCGCTTGTTCTGTGATACCTGAACTCGGCAGCATCCGCCATCGCCGGACTCAACTGCGCGGCACGCTCAGCCAGGACGGCATCCTGCGGAGCGAGCGACTGCAGGCTGGCGACGGTACTAGGACCAATACCCGCTGAGGCTGCCTGCTCCGGCGTCACGCCCAAGCCAAGCAACTGCTCAGCAATCGTGGGCTTGCCAGCCATTTCGGAAGCGATGGCAGCCTGCCAGGTGGTTGCGAGGTCGCGAGCCGCCATCTGCGCCTGCCCGCTGGTGGCGCTCGAGGTCCCGCCCAAGCCAAGCAACTGCTCAGCAATCGTGGGCTTGCCAGCCATTTCGGAAGCGATGGCAGCCTGCCAGGTGGTTGCGAGGTCGCGAGCCGCCATCTGCGCCTGCCCGCTGGTGGCGCTCGAGGTCACGACCGGGATGACGATGGGGTCGGCTGCCTGCTCGATGCGGTCAGCCTCGACCTCGGCTAGCGTTGCGTCCAGGCCGTCCTTGTTGCCCTCGACGGGCACGACTACAGGCTCGGCGGCGGCTTCCTTCTCCGCCTCGAGGGCGTCGTCGTCCTCGTCCCATTGTGCCTTGTCCATCGACACAGGGACGGTGACATCCTGGCGGAGGTCCTCCTCTCGCTGCTCGACCTCATCGGCAGCGTCCATGAACTCCGAGGTGTCCAGCTGCATGTGGGCGGTCAGTGACCCGGCGTCGAACCCCACGTCACACCGCCTTAGGCTTGCTTGGTTGTGAACCCTGCTGCGTTGAGTCCGGCGAGCGTCGGCTCGATGTAGCTGTCGTCATCCTCAACGCCCCGCTCGCGCCGGAACCCCGTGAGGGCGAGTTGCACCTTCCACCACGGAAGATCGCGGTAGTCACTCGGATCGACCCCCAGTTCCTTCCAGCAAAGGAACATGAGGAACTCCTCGTCCTCGCCCCCGACGATTGCCTCGTAGCGGGCTACTCTTTTGGGCCTTGCAACTCCGACATGAGCCAGCGGAAGAACGCGGCGAGGTAGCGGGGCGGCATCTGCCCAAGTTCGTCAGGAGAAGGAGAGCCGCCACAGAGGTCTATTATAGCCGCCCGCATATCGCGGTAGATGTTGACCTGCTCGGCGTCGTCGTCCTTGGGGGCTGAGATGCGGGTGTTGAGGGCGGCAAACGACACCGTGAACGCATCCAGGCGAGCCTCGGATGGCTCGGCCACGATACCCTTCTCGGTCAGGTTGCCCTTGCCATCCTCTCGGGGGATACCCGTGAAGTTGAAGTCGAGCGTGGCAACTGAGTCAATGCTGAATCCGGTGGTCATTCTGCCACGATAGCACAAAGGCCCCCGGCGCACAAATCGCCGGGGGCCTGCGTGCTCACAAGGCTCAGGTCACGACTGCCGTGAGGTCGGTCACGACAATGCTAGGCATGTCACAGACCGCCTCGAAGGACGTGGGGTACGAGCGGTTCGCCTTGGCTCGGCGGTACGAGGTCTTGACCTTGCCGTTTGAGAAGGCGGCGGGGATGTAGACCTGGCGCACGAAGCCATCCGGGTTGGCGCCGAAGAACTGCAAGGCGACCTCGGTGAGGTAGTCCGACAGGGCCAGGGTCGTGTACCCAGGAGCCTGCGCTCCGGCTGCGACCGTGGTGACGGTGCCACCGCCGTAGGCATTGACCATGTTGGCGATGGTGTCCTCAGCAAAGGAGACATCGACCGTCACGCTGGTCGTGTCCTTGACTGCCAGGACCGGGGTGGGCTGCTCCTCGACGCGGATCAGGTTGTTGTTGTTGTCCACGTTCAGGGTCACGCCGTCCTCGGTGAAGCCGGACAGCACCCACGGGGACGCAACGGTCGCAAAGGCTGCCGTGCCGACTGTCGGGGACAGGCCCGTCGCGGGGGTGTTCGCCGGGGCGATGTAGAGGGTCGCGACCCCAACTATGACGTTACTGGCGGTTCCCATCGTTACTTCCTCCCTAGCGCCACGTTGGCGTACCCTGCTGCCTCCAACACCGCTTCCACCTGATCGGAGGACACGGGCGTTCCCTCAAACGTGATCGGCGGCACGCCGTCGATACCCGAGACAAAGGAACCCTGCTGATAGTTCTCCACAAACAACGTGACCGTGGACTCCTGCGGCACCGTCGCACGCTCCGCTTGGGCTTGTGCCTCGAGGGCAGCAGCCTGGGCTTCGAGTTCGTCCGGTGTCAGTTCAGCACCCAAGGTCATGACCCCAGTGTAGCCGCTACGACTGCCTGGATGGTCCCACCCGTCAGGTGGCTACCTTGAACTGGTAGCTCCCCTGATACAGCGGGCGCAGGTCCACGTCCTGACCGGAGTACGAGGGCGGTCCCGAGGACGGGAAGATGCTCATGACGTAGGTGGTGCCCAGCAGCATCGAACCCTGCTCAGCGCTGATAAAGGCGTGGACGGCCAGCGACAACGCCTCTGCGTCGGTGTCCGCGGTGGGGTGCGACCCGTCGTTCCTCACGCCGCGCACTCGCACGATGACGTAGGACTCCTCGAACGCTCCCTCGAGAATCTGTGGCCCACCCTGCACATTGATGCAGATGACCTCATCGGGGGCGTCCTGCAAGCGGTTGATCTGGACGGGGACCGCTGGGAACTCAGCCTGTAGCCAGGCTGCCACGTCCGCTAGGTGTATGCTCATATCCCAGGACCTCCTGACCCGCTCTTTTGCTTGATCGGCATGGGTGCCTTCACCTTGATGATGTGCCGACGAGTGAACCGTAGCGGGTACATGATCGTGATACGGTGCGCGTGCCGGAGCACGGCCTCGATGGTGATTCTAGCAATGTGGCGCTCGATGGTGTGGAGTAGCCCCATATGCGACGGCGTAGACGAGGAGGCGGGCGTAGCCTTCATGGCGGAGCCGGACAGCCCGGCTTGCTGTGCACTCCGGCGCCAGTTGATTTCCTCGGACGGCATCCGGGGCATCGGACCCACGTTCTGCCAGAACTCAGCCATTATTCGCCCCACACCTTGCCGGACCAGCAGCCCTTGAGGTCCCCGAACTCGATAGGAGCGTCCGCCTCGATGTCCGACTCGAGTTGCTCACACACGTCGATGAGGACGTTCACCGCCGTCGTCGTACCGTTCGGTGTGTCGAAGATGCTGGTCAGACCCTCGGTGAACAGTTCTGCGGCAGGCATCCCTGGGTTGATGGCGCCCGACAGGAACGCTGCCGACCCACCGCCAGGGTGGTAAAAGGTGCTGGCCGGGATGTCCGGTCCCTCGTAGCCGGTGTGCTCTCGCTGTGCGGGCGTGCCGAAGTACGCTTCGGTCACCGGGGACGTGATGCCCAGCCCTGTTTCGCCCTCGGTGTCGTCCTCGTCGCCAAAGGCGTCCTGGTAGCGGCTGTATTCGGTGTTGGAACTGACGTACCCGTGAAGCACCTGCGAGTTACCAAGCAACTCGCGGGCGAGTTGCAGGCGCTCGAAGCAGTCGTCCTCGTCGGCAGCCATTAGCGTGTCCTGGCGAGGAACCCGACCCGCTGGCCTTGGACCGTGATCTGCTCGGTGACCTCGATGACCTGGCGCCCGTTGATGAGGTCGTCAATCTGCGGCTCGGTGGCGAGCAGCAGTTGCACCACGTACTGTGCCGTGGTGACCTCGCCCTTCGGGTCGATCATGTCGTGGGTCTGCCGAACGGCACGACCGGGGATCGTGACCGCCGGCGCCCACGTCTTGTCGTCGCGTCCGTCGTGTGACAAGCAAGTCTGCCATTCGACGGTTTGGTTGTAGAGATTTATCTCCACGGGGTCACATCCCGGTGAGGTGAGCGAAGGCGCTCATGCGCCCGGAGCGCAGCAGGAAGGGTGACAGCAAGCTGCTCATCATCTCGTCCACGGGGGACTCCCACCCACCGGCAGCCCCGAGGGGCGGGGCGTAGCGCACCGATGCGCCGGTCACGGACTCGGACATGACCTGCTTGAGTTGCGGCAGGCTCAGGCGCTTCCAGATGTCGAGCACGCACCACAAGACGATCTGCTTCGGGATCACGTCCTCGTAGTTCAGCGGCCACGCGCCGGGGTTCTGGATGGCGACCATGATGGGCGTCGGGGCTGCGATGATGTTCGGCCAGCCGTACCGGAAGGTGCGGGGCCACGACCGCTCCTGGGTGGCGTTGAACTTGACACCCTGGAACGGACCCTCCTGGTCAAGGCGCATCGAGGCTACCAGGACGTGCAACTCCGTCACCGGAGCGGGCATGTCGTAGCCCATCGCTGCGCCGAGGTCGGTCGCCATCGCCGGGGACAGGTATGCGAACGGTGCCGCAGCACCGGAGGAAGGATCGACCTCGGGGACGCCCACTATCGCTGGCTGTGGGTTGGGTCCCACCGTGGTCATGTCGTTTGGGTTGCCCATGATGGCAGTCTATCAGGCTAGTTGAGTTGGAACGAGAACTTCTTCTTGCCCTTGGGGTCCGTCGCCTTCGGCAGGTAGCCGCCCCAACGGGGGGTGGCGAGGATCGGGCGCAGCACGTAGCGGATCATGCGCCCGGTCGTGGTGCCGATGGCGGCACCCGGCTCAGGCAGGTCGATGAACCGCTCGGTGTCGTAGGTCATGTTGAAAATACGACCCTTATGCGGTCCCTCCATGATGAGGACCTTCATGCTTAGCTCAGGACAGGACCGTGGGCCGCTGTCCCAACCTTCGGCAGGTCTTTCGCGAGCACGGGGTCGGTGGCGACAGCCACCCTGGACTTCCCCAGCTTGTGTAGGAGGTCGGTGAACTCGGACTCGGCTACCCGCTCGAACTGCTTGAACGCATACACGAGGCCCTTGTGCGACAGAACCGTGTTCTCGAGGACCGTGTGCAGGACGCTCCCGTCGTAGACCTTCTCGACCTTCGGGGCCTCGGCCTTGACCACCGGAACGGCTGCCTCGACCTCGGAGACGACCGGCGCAACGGCAGGGTCTACGACCTCCGCCGTGTGAACGGCGCCCTCGACCACAGGGGCCACATCAGCCTCTTTGCCCTCGATGTCGTGGACCAACTTCTCCGCCCCATCCTTGATGCCCTCGAGTACGCCCATGTCCTGCCCTTCTTGCTAGGGGAGCCTCGGCTCACGCCGAGGCCCCCATACTATCACGAACTACGCCTGGGATCAGGCGTGCTCAACGATGACGGCCCTCTTGTAGATGGCGTTGTCACCCGTGAGGATGTCGGTGCCCGTGGTGTAGCCACCGATCCAAGACCATGTGCTCGAAAGCACCTGGCCGAGGCGGTCGAGGGGCGCTCGCAGGATGCGGGCGACTCCGCCGATCATGGTGACTTCGGACACGCCACCGGCGTTCACCTGGGCAACCAGGTCACCCATACGGGTGAACGGTCCCTTGATGAGGGCGTCGGCGCCGACCACGATGGGCCGGTAGATGGCACCGGTGTACCCCCCGGCGCCCAGCGTGTCGTACTGAATCGGGGACACCGTGTTCTCGATCCAGTCGATCCCGGCCAGACGGCCGAGGAACGTTGCGTCCCCGCCGAGGCTCGAGCCGACAGCGTTGTCGGGGTAGACCGGCGAGGTCGTCGCCGCTCCGCCTCGGTAGGCGCTCTGGAACTCGGTGTCAGCGAACAACTCGTTGATGGTCTGCGGCGTGCAATGCGCCGTGTACGCACCCTTGAGTTGCGGGACGTGCTGCATCTTGAGCCGGGCGACGGCGTTCCTGAACAGGGCAAGCGTCGCGACGCTCGTGCTTTGCAGGTTGTACTGCGAAGTCACACCAGCCGGGCGGATGATCTGCGGGGCGATAGGGGAAGTCGTGGCGCTCACGACGTTGTTCCCACCGTAGACGCCGTTGGTCGTCGCCAGACCGGCGATGATCAGGGCGCCCTGGGCTCCCGACCAGGTTGCCTGCACGCCGGTCAGGTTGCCGGGACCAGACGATGCCTGGACGCCGGTGTACGACCAGGCGTGAAAGCCGTCGTAGAACCAACCGGGGTTGGTCGAGGACACGGGCACTACCTCGGCAGCGGCCACACCCGTCAGACCCTCGCTGGCCTGGGAACCCGTGGTAGGAAGGTTGATGATGGTCACGCCGAAGCCGGTCAGGTCAGCGACAGGAACGTCGTTGCCGGACTGAGGACCCGTCGCCCAGGTGTTGCCACCCGAGTAGGCGGTGTAGAGGCTCGACTGCGCCACCAGGTCGAGGGACTGCGCGGCCTGGATAGCCAGCGTCTTGTTGTCCTCGATGTACTTGGAGGCCAGCGCCATCGCGCTGACAGCCATGTTGGTGTCGATGGAGTCACCGTACTGGTTCATCTGCAACGTGTACTGCTCGAACCCGTAGGCAGAGGCGGTCGCGTCGGAGCCGGTGATCGGCGTGGTGTTCGGCGCCAACAGGCCCGCACGGGTCATGATGGCGGTGGAACCGAGGTTCCCTTCCCAGGGGCGAATGTCCGCGAGGGTATCGTACAAGAAGGTCGCCACGAGGGCGTCCTCGAATACGTGGTCGAGCAGACCATTCTGCAAGACCTCCGCCAACGAAGCGGGGAGAACTTCCCTGAATCCAGCCATTGTCTACACCCCTCCGGGTCGGGTCTGCCTACAACCTCACGTTGTAGTGCTTCTGCACATACTCTGCTCTCTGAGCGGGGGTCATCCCGGCCAGTACATCCGTGGATGGCGGAGTCGGGCTACTCGAAGCGTCTACCGCACCCCCACCTGGCTTCGGCGTCCCGAACAGTTCGGGCACACCAGCCTTGAGGGCCGTCACCGCTTCGGTGATACCTGTCACCGCTTCCCCATCGACCTTGATGCCATCTCGGTCTACGATCTTCAACGCTGCTTCGATCCGAGCCGGGTTAAGGCCCGCATCCCGCAGCGCGCCCTCGAGTTTCGAGGCCACGAACAGGCGCTCGGCCCTGGCCTTCGCCTGGGTCACTTCGCCTACTAGTGACGCTGCCAACTCCTGCGCCTTTTGCAGATCGCTCTTTTGGGCCTCCTCCGCCGCCTTGGCTGCCGTTATGGTCGCCTTGGCTGCTTCGAGGTCCGTCACGCCCAGCGACTCGAGCAACTCCTTCACGCCCGACTCCCTTGCCTTCAACTTCGCCGCAGCGATGTGTCCGTCAAGGTCCTCTTGCGAGAACTTCTGTGCCTTGGCTGCTACCGCATCTGCATCGGCTTTTGCCTTTGCGGCTGTCGCATCAGCCTGGGCCTTCGCCTCTGCTGCTGCGACTACTGCGGGATCAGTCCCGGTCGTGGTCATGCTGTGCCTCCCAAGTTATGCTGGCCCGTGCTCGTCACGTATCTACCAGCATAGCGACCGAGGGAGGGATCAGGTTCCCACCTCACACGCTGGGGAGAAGGGGCGCTCCTGGCCTGGGAGGTCCGGCGTGGCAGCGGCAGCGCATGTGCACGGCGCCGGGCCAGCCGATAGCGGGCATCTGGTCGGCCCTGAACGACCGGCCATTGGCGTACCGGCACTCCGGCGTGGTGCTGGCATCAGGCACGGCATACCACCCGAGCAGGGCATCCTTCGCCACGATGCTGGCTGCGGCGTCCTGCATGAGCGCCATGCGCATCCGGCGCTCCTCAGCCTCGACGTGCTGCTCGTAGTAGTGCTGCTCTCGAACCTTGGCGGCGTCGATGCCGAAGATACTGCGTGACGTACCAGAACCGGGGGGGTTCGCAGCACCAGGACGTACCGGAACCGGGGGGGTCGCTGCCTCCGCCGTCATCAGGCGGTCGGCGGCGGCGATGATGAACAGCGCCGTCCAGCCCGCAGCCTGCTCCTCCTCGATGAGTTCGCACGGGCCGCGGGTCGCGAGGGGAGACTCGACGGTCGGGCGCTGGCTCACCACCAGGTCACAGAGCCAAACAGCCGAGGGGCGTGACAGCCCGAGCCGCAGGAGGATCGGCAACAGGGCGATGATGAGGGCGGCGCCGAACAAGACGACGACGGCGGAGGCAATCTCCGCCGCTATGGCTGCGTCAATCTCCCGCTTACGAGTTGGCTTCAATGGGGACCGCCCCTGGGTCTACGCCGCCACCGGCGCGAGCACGGGAACTGCCGGTCGTGCCCCTGAGCAGGCCCTTGACGGCGCCGCCGAGGGGACCGACGCCCTGGCTCTGTGCACCACCCTGCGGGAACTGCCCCATCTCCTCGATGGCCTGAACCTCGTCGTCCACCTGGTCAGGCGTCCATGTCGGGTGAACTGTCTCGACCAGCGTGCCGGTGCTTGCCGCCATCGCCTGACGGAGCCAGAGGACTTCCTGAGCGCCATCGAGGGGGTCGGGCGGCAAACCGTCCCCCAGTTCTATCTCGGGCAGGCAGGAGGACACGTCCTCGATGCCCTCGCTCATGGCAATCGCAGTCGCAAAGCCCCAGCCCATCGCCTGCAAGGCCATGTGCTCTTTGCCGCTGCGGTTGAGCAAGGTGCGTAGCTGGGCCAACTTCATCGCATAGCCCGACACCGCCCTCTGGATCGTCGCGGTGTTGCCCTGGATGCCCCAGGTGAGCGGAGCGTACCCAGCGACGGTGACCATCAACTGCGTGAGGTGGTCGTTCCACTTGATGTGCTCCTCCGAGGCAAAGTCAGGCTGGACGGTGTGGATCAACTCGCCGGGGGTCGCACCCAGTTGCGGGCGGAGCCGGGCGCTGCCGGTCAGCATGTAGCCGTCAATCTCGAGGCGCCCCGACTCGTCCGCGAGGCTGCGGTCCACGAACACCCTGGGTGTGGCCTTGCGCCCACGGTCGAGCAACAAGGACTCCGCCTCGTTGATGACATCGAACACGGGACCCAGCCCGAACAGGTCGGACTCGGCGCCGGGCACGTTCTCCCACGGGATCAGCGTCGGAGCGTTGAGGTGTGTCTCCCACTCGTCGTCCAGGTCAGCGAACTCGTCCAGGGTGGCGAGCGGCTTCCTGTCGCCCAGTTCGGTGCGCGTGCCCCGGTAGAGTTGCCTGGTCACCAGCCCCTTCGAGTGTGACTCGAGCAGGCGGTAGACGATCTTGTCGTCGTCCTTCTTGCCGGTCGTGATCCGGTCGCC